GTAGCATTTGGCACAGGATTGCTTGGTCAAGGTGCTGGTTTACTTGGTCAGTATCAAGCTGGTCAGGTTGGTGCATTGAGTCCATTTAGTGCTTATTTGGGTGCTGGTTCTACCATTGAGTCTCTTGGACAACAACCATTAGATATTGGCGCACAGTTAGGTGGTCGTGCTGCTACTGCTGGTGGCAATGTTGGTCAATCATTGTTGCAAGGTGGATTAAGTGCGGCTAAAACACAACAAACAGCAGCAGGATCAAGTGGATTAGGCTCATTCTTAACGGGTTTAGGTGGGAATCAACAGTTCACTCAAGGTTTGCAAAATGTATATGGTAATTTTCAATTAGATAGGAACTTGCAGAATGCTATTCCACAAGGAACTGCATTTAATCCAATGAGTAGTAGTAATTTAGATGCTTTAATTAACGGCACAGCTTTTGGTTATTAAGGAATCATCATGGCAGACATTGCAGGACTTTTTACAACACCCGATCAGTACCAACTTGCACAACAGCAAGCACAACAAGCACAAGCATTGCAATATGCTAATCTTGATCCAAGGGCGCAAGCACAGTATGGCTTCTATCGTGGAGGACAGCAACTAGGCAGTGCTATTGGCGGTGCTTTGGGTGGTGTTGACCCACAATTAAAGTTGATTACTCAGCGTCAGCAGTTGGCATCACAACTTGACCAAAGTAATCCTGAGTCATTTATGAAAGTAGCTCAGTTAGCTGCTCAATCTGGTGACCCTCAGTTTGCTATGGCTATTGCTGATGCTGGTAGACAAATGCAAGCTAGTTTGGCTACTGCAAGAAAGACAACTGCTGAAGCACAAAAAGTAGAATTATCATTTACTCAAGAACAACAGTTGCGTGATGAACTTTCTAAGTTGCCATCTGATGCTTCAGAAGCTGATATTTTGAGTGTTGTCACAAAATATGGTTCTCCTGACAAAGTTTTATCATCATTACAACAATCAGCAGATAGGCGCAATCAAGTTGAAGCCAAAAAAGAGCTTGCATTACAACAAATTGAAGCTAAGAAAGAAGCTGCATTAGAGAGAGCAAAAGATGAAAAAGAACGAGAGCAAATAAGAGCAGATGCAAAAAAAGAAGCTGCTCAAATAGCCGCAGATGCAAGACGAGATATTGCTCAATTAGCAGGAAGTCTTAAACAGCCTCCTGCTGCATCAGTCACAACTATTGTTGACCCAACAAATTCAAATCAAATGATCTCTATTGATACTCGTCAATATAAGGGTGGTGGAATTGGTTCTCCCGGTGTAATTGGTGTTTCAGGAAAAGAACCTACTGCTGCTTTGCGTGAAAATAAAGCAGAGGCAGGTAAAACAGAATTACAAGATCAATTAGATGTTTTGCGTGGTGCTTTTAATACATTGAATGAAAAACGAGCAATTCCAAGTACAGAAAGAAGTACTGTTTCAAATATTTTGTCATCAATACAAGGAAGTGGCGTTGGTCAAGTAGCTGGTCGTGTAGGTGGAACAAAAGAACAAGTTGAAAGAGATGTTATTAACAGTGCAAAACAACGACTTGTTCAAGCAATTAAAACTGCCACTGGAATGTCTTCGCAACAATTAAATTCTAATTTTGAATTAAAAACAATGTTAGATTCTTTATCTGATGTCAACCTTGGATATGAAGCATCAATGAGAATTATTGATAATCTTGAAAATACTTATGTTAAAGGCAAAAGTGCGAAATCACCTATGCAATCACAAAAACCCTCTACTCCAAGTTCAACTGGACAGACAAGTAAAGGAACAAAATATCAAATCTTGTCAGATTAAGGAATCTTGTTATGCCTAAATATTTAATTGAGGGTAAAACAGTTGTAAGTCAGACTCCTTTGTCTGATGATGAGATAGATGAAATTGCAACAAGTGTTAAATCTACACAACCAAAATCATTTGAACCTGCAAAAACAGGCAGTGTAATTGACCAAATTCCTACTAGTGGATATTCACCTGCTCCTGCTCCTGTAAATGCACCATCTTTAACAACTGGTCAAAAGGTTTATCAAAATGTTGTTCGACCTGTTTTAACTCCAACGTTAGAAGCTATTGGTGCTACTGGTGGAGGTCTTTTAGGTACTCCATTTGGAGTTCCGGGTGTTGTTGGTGGTGCTGGTCTTGGTTATGGAATGGCCAAAGAAGCAATTAATCTTGGCGATGTATATTTTGGAGGACAAGCTCCTCGTCAAGGTGCTAGATTGTTTACAGAACCACTACAAAATGTTCTTGAGGGAGCAACATATGAAGTTGGCGGAAGATTAGCTGCTCCAGTAATTCAAAAAGGAATAAACAAAGTAATAGACATTGGGTCTACATCTCAACTAAAAGCAGCAAAAATTGCAAGAGAAGCTCTTGGTAATGATTTACCAAATGTTCTTGAAAAACTTAAAAGTGCGCCAGCAAATGCAAGTGTTGCAGAAATTACTGCATCTTTTGACAATCCGACATGGCAAGCTCTTATTAAAGAGGCATTGGATCGTGATCCACAGTTCTTGAGAAAAATTAGATTATTTGGAGAAGATGAATCTGTTAAAGCATTAGCAAAACTTGCAGGTGGAGAAAATGCTGCTGAAGTTAGAGGTGTTCTTGATAATGCAAAAAAAGCATTGACACAAACAACAACTCCACAACGTGAGTCTGCATTGACTCGTGCAAATCTTGGGCAAGCTGTTGCTGATTATGAATCTCAAGCTGGAAAACTTAGTTCCGAAGCAGCATCAAAAGTACAAGAAGTTAGAGATTTAATTAAAGCTGGAAATATTGCTGAAGCTTCTGCAAGACTAGATTTAATCAAAAGAAATCTTCCTGTTGGTTTAACAAAATATACTTATCCAAGCACATTGGCAGAAAAAGCATTTGGAGAATGGTCTGACAAGGCTGCTCAAGCATCTCTTGATTTAGGTCAAGGTGCAAGATTTGCTCAAAGTGCAGCAGATGCCTTGAAATCTGTTGGTATTAAACCATTAGAGGGTAATCAACTTTCTAAAAATATTGCTTCTCTTGCCAACAATCCATCATTTGCTGGAGATGATGTATTGCAAGGAGCAATTAAAAATGTTTCTGACGATATTGCTAAATGGACTTCCAATGGTGGAGTTATTGATGCAAGAGCTTTAGATGCTATTAGAAAGAATTCTGTCAATGCAGCTATTGCTCAATTAAGACCCGGTATTGATGCCACTGCTCAAAGAAATCTTGCGTCAAGTGTTCTTTCAGACATTAAACCTGTTCTTATTGATGCCATTGAAGCATCTGGTGGAACTGGTTATAGGCAATATTTGGCTGACTATACAAAAGGTATGCAAAAAATTGCTGAACGTAAGTTGTCTGGTGAAGCATTACGTCTTTGGAAAACAAATAAAGATGAGTTTGTTCGTTTGGTTCAAAATGAAACTCCAGAAACAGTTGAAAAAATTCTTGGCAAAGGAAGATATAACATTGCCACAGAATTAGCAGATAACACAATGTCTGTTTTAAAAGAACAAGCAGATAAACGATTGACGCAATTATCTGTTCAACAACAAATTAGTGAGGGTCAAAAGGCACTTACTCAGTTGCTTAAACAACAAACTTCAATGGTTAGACTTCCATCATGGTTTAGTTTCTGGGCATCTGCTGCAAATAAAACTGTTAGCGAATTGGAAAAAGCAATTGGTAATAAGAGTATGAAAATACTTACTGAATCAATGAAAAATCCACAGAGTGCTGCTGATTTGTTAAACACGCTTCCTACTAACGAAAAACAAAGAGTTACGGAACTTTTGACAAATCCAAATTCAATTCGGACTATGGCTCAACAGTCTACAGAAGACTAAGGACGCAAAATTGATCCTATCTCCCTCCTGTTTGCCGCCAATGCTTGTGTTGCAGCAATCAAAGAGGGTTGCGAGCTTTACAAGCAGGTCAAGACTTCCTTTATGGAAGTTAAATCAACAGTTGAAGAAGCGGTTGGGATTGGACAAGAAGCATACGGGTTTTGGCGGCAACTTACAGGGTTCTTTAACAAGAATCCCAAGCCATCCACCAAGCCTGTGGAAAAAAAGAAAGAAAAGTATGTTCGAGTTGATGAAACTCAAGTCAAGGTCAATATTGTCAAACAACTCACTGAATTTTTCCGTATCCAAGAGCAACTTGCTGCTCACATAAGAGAGGAAGAAGAAAAGTCTAGAAGCGTTTACGATCCTGACCAAAACCACATGGAAGCCGCCCTAAACAGGGTTATGGCTCAACAGCAAATGGCTGAGTTGGTGGTTCAGATTCGTGAGTGCATGGTGTACCAGAGTCCTCCAGAGATGGGTGCTTTGTACTCTGAAGTGTTTGATATGAGAGAGATAATTCAAGAGGAGCAAGAACAGGCTAGATTGAAACAAGAAGCACAAGAGAGGTACAGGGAATGGCTACGCAAGGACAGACAAAGAAACTTCCAAGCAAAGTCGGCGTACCTAGTAATAACAGGAATATTCCTCCTCTATATATGGATGTGGCTAATATTCGTAAGCCAGTTGAGGAGGATATAGTGGGATGGATTGCTGCTTGTATTTTGGTTGCCTTGATGCTCCCTTTGGGTGCAATGTTGTATTTAGACATTCTGGACGCAAAGAATGAAACTAAAAATGCTTTAGAGAAAATTGAGAAAATTGAGAAACGTATTGAAAGGAAACAACGTGATAAAGATCGTAAAGAGCCTGATACTATTAGCGACAATCCTGTTTTTGACAGGGTGCGAAGACCGTTTTAGGTATCCTTGTCAAAACCCTCAGAACTGGTCTAGTGCTGAATGTAAACCCCCAATCTGTACCGCTACAGGTACTTGCCCTGAAATGCTTGTAACACCCGAAAAGGAGAAAAAGTAATGCCTACTATCGTTATGAACAAAAATAACCGCCTAACTCCTGAAGAAATTGAAGTCAGAATTTGGGCTATTGTCATCTTCTCCTTAACGATGATTCTCCTTGGCTCTGTAGCTATGTTCTTGTATAGCGTTTCATTTGTTACTCAGCCTATGAATGGCATGGCAGCGATAGATAAAGTCTATACACAGCAGATTAATACCATCATGGTCTTCATCACTGGTGTCCTTGGTGGTGTAGCTGGTCGTAGTGCTGTCTCAGCCAGTGCCAAGGCAATTGCCAAGGCAGAGGCTACAGACAATGATGAACCTCCAACACCATGAGTTTATTTAATCCTTGGGTGCTGTTGGCTATCTTGATAGCTATCTGCTCATCCTTTGGCGGTGGATACTATAAAGGTGGGCAAGATGAGTTTGCTAAACAGCAGATGGAGATTGCCCGACTTAATGCAGAGGCTAGACAAAAAGAACAGGCATTAGTGTCTGCTGTAAACAACACTTCAAATCAACTTGCAAAGGCAAATTATGAAGCCAAACTTCAAACTCAAAAGTTGCATTCTGCTATTGACTCTGGAACTTTCAAGTTGCGGATTCCTGTCAAAGCAGCCAACTGCCCCGTACCAACCGCCACAGATACCGCCCCTGCCAGCGGAGATAGCGTTCAAGCAACAGCCGAACTTGACGGAACGATTGCTAAATCTCTTGTCGCCATCACAGACCAAGGAGATGCTAACACAAGGCAACTCAACGCCTGTATTGATGCCTACAACGCCGCCTATCAAACCTTGAAAGTAAAACCATGAATACAGAACAATTAGCGAAGATTTTGAAGATGAAACCATCCAAAGCTGGTGAATGGATTGATGCCATCAACGAGACTTTTGAGAAGTTTGACATTTCAACCCCTGAGAGACAAGCCTGTTTTTTAGGTCAATGTGCTCACGAATCTGGTGGGTTTACAGCCCTATCAGAGAATCTGAACTACTCTGCTGCATCTTTGTGCCGTGTGTGGCCTAAACGCTTTCCTACGATCACTGATGGGCAAATTTGTGAACGTAA